TTCAAAGCCTCAATGAAGGCTGTCGAGCAGCGCCTTGTCGATACCACTCTCGGTGCCGATCCTATCGGGTCTGCAAACTATGCCAATTTCATGAACAACTTTTTGCCGACCTACATGGACTTGGTTAAAAAGAAAACTGTTCCCGACAATGCGCTGGATTTCAATGATCCAAAATCCATGGTCAGAAAAGCGATGGCACCATTCGTCATGTCCTTGGCGGAGAAGACGAAGGCGCTAGCCAACCAGACCGCAGAAGATCAGGACAAAGCCCCGCCCGATTATCCAGACGCTAAGAAAGCCCCCGATGGCAACTGGTATATTCAGCAGGGCGATAAATACTTCAAGGTGCGTTGATGGACCCGCAGTCCGTAGAAGGTAATCCATTCGCGCCGCAGCCCGTGGGCAATAATCCATTTGCTACGCCAGCGGAGCCGTTGCCGCAAGCGTTTCAGGATCGTATGGCTTCGGGCGCAGCGGTGGCCAAAGCTCTGAACGATCATGTCGGGTTCGATCCTATGAGCATGATGGAGACCGGGCCGCACACGGCATTTTGGCCTGAGCGCATGGCGCGCAGTGCCTTGTCTTTGGGCAAGGACGTGATGGACGGGACTGTGCTGACAGGGCCTGGGCTACGCAAGGAAGACTTCTCCGATGATCCTGATGCGCCGGAACCGTTGGATACGCTGATCCAGAGGGCGCAAGACCTGTCGGCGTTTGCGTTTCCTTCGACTTCGTTTGCCGAGCATCCCATCGTCATGACTAAAGGTGGTCAAGCCGCCCGTCTTGTGTCGGACGCGGACGGCACCATGAAGGGACAGACGATTGGGCCGCCGCCCAAACCAGAAGATTTCAAAGCCGCTGCGTCAGTCATCAAGGGGCCGGAAGCAGAAGCCAATCTGCAAGCTGCGTGGCAAGAGAAGGGACTGCATCCCGCGGAAGTCGCGCAAGCAGCCGACGACGATGCGTGGGTCAAGCACGACATAGCCACCAACCCCGACCGCGGTACTACGTCCGACCTAGCCAAGACTGGAGACCCGCGCGTTGACACAATTCTAAATGACAAGGCCACGAAAGCCGCGATTGATAATCCCGTGGTCAACCGGGACAACGATGTTCCCTATAGTGCCGGCCCTGACAAGAAAGGCAACGGGCTAAACATCGACAGGAACTTCCCGCACCAGATGACCGTGGACGGGATCACATTCGACCCGGCTGAGCCGCTAGGCGTTCATGAGTTCACCGAGCGCGACGTGATGAACCGGCTGACTAAAGGCGGCATGGACGAAGATGCCGCCTATCGGGTGGCTCATTTCGACTATGCCGACCCGGCTGAGAATACATGGTACACCGTTCACGGTTTAGACCCGGAAAAGGTCAATACTGCTTATCAACCGTTCATAGATAGTATCGACCACGAGAACCCCGCCAGCCCGCCCCCGGACCTGTTTGAGAAGCCATATGGGCACGGGGGTATCTCTCAAGCCGGCCGCGGTCCAGTCGAGGCTACAGCCCCCTCTGAGGCTGAGCGGGCGCAAGCGAACGCCATCCTCAATACTCAAGCGGCTAAGCCGGTAGAGCCGCCAGAGGCCCCTCTGATCCCCTTGGACAAGCAGCCCGCTCCAGCGGCCGGGAAGCTGGTGACGCTGGCCCAACAAGGCATAAATGCGGCGACCGAAATCGGCCGCGATATTCAGATGCTCGTGTCGCCCATGACCCGCGGCACGAAAGCCACAATGGCGATTGTCAAGGACACTGCCAACGCACTGCGACGTATCCGGTGGGAATGGGCGCGGACGGATAACGACTTGGTTAAACGGTTTACCCCCGAACAGCGCAAGGAAATGTGGGAGCGGGCGGACGAGGAAAGTGTCCTCCAGGCTACAGCCGCCATTGCCCGCCCCCAACCGCAAGCACAGCCGCAAAATAATGTGGTGGATTTAGTTGATCGCCGTAATGCTGCTAGTTTTTTGCGGCAACTAGGACATACGCCAGAAGAAGACCCTGAGTTTTTTAAAGACCCTGTTAAATGGGCAGAAGCGGCAGGGTGGGGCGCCACACCAGAAGAAAACGAACAGGCAAAAGCTAGCCTACGTGCTATGGGGGAAAATCCGGATAATTATATATGGCCAACTACACAGCCACGAAATGTCCAAACCGAGGGCAAGACTGATCCCGAAAAAGGTCTCTCTGCGCTGGCCCCTGAACTCCGCGTCGCGGTTGAGCGCGAACAGGAAGCCGGGATGATTACGTTTGCCAAGGCAAAAGACCTTGGCATGATTAAGGGCGAGGGCCTGCCGTCCTACACGCCGCGCGCCATGGTGAACCTCGTTGACCGTACCGCCGGCAACAAGCCGGCCGCGATCAATGCCAAGAGTGGGGTTCGCACGACAGCCACAGGAATGCTCGAACGCAAGTATCTGACAGCGGGAGAAACCGAAGCCGCCGGCAAGGGCGCGGTCGGCGAGGAAGGTCAGTTGGTCCGCGACATTCGTATCCTGCCGCTCAAGCGGGCTGAATTGGAGAACGCAATCGCCGGACGGCAACTGATAAACAACATCGAGGAATACGGCGCACAGACCGGCTTTCCTACCGTCGTGCGTGGCAACCTGCCTCCGGGGGCTAACGCGAAGGATTGGTTCACGCTCGACCACCCGGCGTTCAAGAGTTGGGAGCCAATCTATGAGCGGGACGCACATGGCGAACCGATCCTGGAAGGCAACAGCCTCAAGACAGTCAAGAACGAAGATGGCGATGTGATGTTCAACAAAGTCCCGCTCCACGTTCACAAGGATTTTGAGGGGCCACTTCAGACCATCCTGAACGAAAAGAGTGACGCAACCTACAAGGCGCTCATGGCTATCAAGGGCAAGAGCATGAGCCTTATCATGAATAGCCCATTGATCCATAACGTCGTGGAGTGGAGCCGCGCGCTGCCGGCTATGCCGTTGAAGGTCATTACACTCAGGGCATACTTTGAGGGTAACGCGGCCAAGAACAATCCTGCTGTGATGCACGAGTTTCTAGACAACGGCCTCGTGCCTATCGGGAAACGATTTTTCAATCAAGACATAAACGCCATCATGGAAAGCCCCGATCTGACACCGGGCCGATCTACCACGGCCAAGATCGCCGGGTTCATCCCCGGCTTGTTCAGCGAAGGGGCGGAAGTTGCAGTCAAGCAAGCAATCGACAAAGCAGGCGACTTCTGGCACAACACGCTATTGTGGGATCGTGTCGCTGATCTTCAGATGGGGCTGGCTGTCAATTTTCAGCGCGACGCAATTGCCGCTGGCTTTGATCGCGTTACGGCTACTCGATACGCAGCACACTTTGCTAACAGGTTCGCGGGATCGCTACCGCAAGAAGCCATGTCAACCGGGGCGCGGAAGTTGTCCAATCTTCTGATGTTCTCTCGTACCTACACGCTTGGCAATATCGGGGTGATGAAGGATGCAGTGACTGGATTACCCGGCGACGTGTCCGCTCAAATCCTTCGCGACGCCGGGCCGGATGTCCTTGCTGCAATCAAGTCCAAGGCCCGCCGTATGGCCGTGTCCACGGTTGCGCTCGACATAGGCTTGGCCATCGTCGGGGGCTCGCTCTTGCAAAATGTGTTCAACGTTGCCAACAACGACAGTTCGTGGCCGCAGGAGTTCCGTGGCTACATTCGTCGGCTGCAAGGCATGAAAGACGATGTACTTAACCACCCCCTCAGTATGCTCCTGCCGTGGAATGCGATTGCGGAGGCCAAGAAGATCAGCGCCACAGCCGACAATGAACCCGGAAAGCAGGATCGTATCCGCATCGGCAGCATGAAGGACGGGACTGGCATCTATGGCACCAACCCCGCCGGCCGCATCGGTAATGAGTTCATGGATTACATGACGGGGCCACTCGATCAAATGAAACGGAAGATGGGCACGTTCGCTAAGCCGACATTCGATATTCTGGCCAATGACCGCGGCTTCGGGCGGAAGGTCTATGACCCGAACGCGCTGGAGAACGGCGCAGAAATGCAGGCCGCTATCAACATTGCCAAGACGGTTGCTGAAAGCCAAGCCCCAACTGGCCAGGTGGCAGCGTTCGGAAAACTCGTGACCAGTCCCGACGACAAAGGTTTCAACGCGCTACAGATGCTTGGGCCGCTGTTGGGAACGAACGTGTCGCGTGGCGCGCCCGGCGGCCCCGCGGTTGGGGATTACTACCACGCCAAGGAAATGCAGCAGTTCCAGATCGAGAAGCAGACCCAGGAAATCCGCGACCTTATCAAGTCCGGCGACTTGGCTACCGCGCAACAGCGGATGCAGGCGCTTGGCATGAACAAGAGCTATCAGAAGTGGATGGTCAAGACGACACAGAACCCGGCGCTGCGGTTCAATCCCAAGACCGCGCAAGAACTCTATCAGTTCTTGACCCCCGCGCAGCGCGACCATATGATGAACCAAGGCAAGTGATATGATCGCCGATATTAACCCGCAGTCAACCCTGTTTGTAGTCTTCCCGTCTGTGGGCATGACCTTGGCTGCCATGTTCGGTACTATCTGGTCCATCATCCAGATAAACGAAAGCCGTACCTTCCGGGAGTGGCGGGCGCGAAGGTTGATCCACAGACACGCGGAGCATCTAGCCAAGCTGGAGGCCGAGAAACTGCTGGTGCTGGCCAAGATAGACGCTATCGAGAAATCACTGGAGACATGGGTTGCCGCCAAGGACAAGATCGAAACAGCCGCGGCGGAAGCGGCGAGACTTGTGGAACAAAACTCCGTCGTTGCTAAAGCTAACGCTGATCTTGCCGTGGGGAAGACCCCCGAGCCACCAACCAATGGAGCCTGACATGGGCCTCGTTCTTTTAATTCTGCTAGTCCTGCTGCTGTGCGGCGGCCTAGGAAACATCGGCGGCGGCCCCTTCTATGGGACTGGCTACTACGGCGGCGGCGGGATTGGTCTTGTATTGGTTATCGTCCTGATCTTTGTTCTTCTCGGCCGCTTCTAGCGCCCTGAACCCTTCAGGTTCTCGCGCGCATTGTAGCTGTCAGATGGTGAGTTTGGCGCGCGTGCGCCAGGGTCAGTCCAGCCATCGTCTAGTGACCGACCCGAGGCTGCTGGAGAACTCTCTATCTCCAACTGCAATATTGCCAGTGCGCGCCAAACCAGCTTGGCCGCATGGCGCTGGCCGTCGTTGTCCAGTTCGCCTACCCCGAACAGGTGACGCGCGGCACAATCCTCGTGATCGTTACTTTTCTCCCGCGCCCAATGCAAGGGCTGGCCGGGATTGTGCTGTTGGTTGCCAGTGTAGGATACCGCCGCGACTTCCGCGAGTGCATCGGGGAAATACTTTATCAGGCCAGTGAACAGCGGAATTTCCTTGCGGGCTTTGGCTTCAGTTGGCAGGGGCATAGTCGGCTCCAAGGTAAATGACTTCAAGACCTATAGCGATGGCTAAGGCGCGTTCGGCGGTCGCGCCGGTACTGGTGTGCCAGTGCGGCAGCATGGCTACCGCGTCGGCTTCCTGACAGATGTATGTCGTGTCCATGTGGAAGACCTTGCGCCGGAAGGCAAGCGAATGTTGCAGATCGGGATTTTCCTCGACTTCCTTCTCCGCGCCTTTCTCAGCCGGGGAGAAGACGTTGTGGCCTTCCGCGCGCAACTTCGACGCGGCAAAATGAAACGCCGGAAAGTTGAACTGCGGATAGTCCCGCATCGGCCCGGCTAGATAGATTTTCTTTCTTGCCATGTGACCCATTCCGATCCTTGATGCGCGGCCTTCAGTCCTTCAAGATAAACTTGCCAATGGGCGGTTATGCCGTGTTCTGGATGCGTGAACCAGAGTGCTTGCGACGGCCGCGAGTAGGGCGCACGGAGGGCGAGACGGGTGTACTCGTTGTATCCAATGAACGAATTATTGACAATAACTCCGGGGAAGGTGAGGTACTGGTGCCAATGTCCCATAACAATCGTATCGAAGTCCCGCCCGATCTCTGCTTCACTTCGACCGACCTTAATGGCACCGCGCATAATAGGTCCCATTGCCCCAATAATCCCATCACCGCCCTTAACGCCGAGACTATCCCCATGTGTGAGCAAATATCTATGACCAAAAACTGAGAAGTACGCATCTGTTTCTCCCGGTATCATGAACTGAATGTGTTTGGAATTGCGGAAGTGGCGTTCCAAATTGCAGTAGATCACCCACTCGATGCTGGTATAGACCCGACCCTTCATTCGCGGCTTGCGGGACGACCGGCCATGATTACCAACAACACAAGGCACAAAAAGGCAGCCAAACTTCCCGGCCATAGTGTCCAAAGCACCAGCCAACACATCAGTAAGATCGTTGATCGACTGTTGGGGCGTTCTGTCGTTCGTGGCCAAAAGTTCTTCATGAATGTCTCCCGTAATCATGTCGCCGCCAAGACACACAATACAGCCGGGGTACTTCGTCTTGGCCCGTCCCATGTGATTGTAGGCCAAGTCAATCGTCGTCTCCACAAGACGCTTGGCCCGCTGGCGGCCGATCACGGCATTGAACTCGTTGACCCCGGCGACTTCTTCCTTGACCACCCGTTCGCCCCAATGCCAGTCGCTCCAGATAGTCATAGGAGCACCCCGGAAACCCGCCCTGCCGGCCTCCAGGAGCCACTTCGGGGGTTCGGGGGTATGCCCTGCCAACTCAAGAATAGCCTCACGGATGGCCTCGGCAGTGTCGTTGTCACGGCTTATGCGCTCAATCCTCTTGTTGGCTTGAGCCAACTCGAATTGAGCCTTGGCTGCGGCGTCCTGGACTTTGGAACTCGCCGTTAAATGCCGGACGCTTGCTTCCTCTTTCAAATGCCGCAACCACCCCCGATCCATGTGGCCTTCACGCGCGGCTAGGGATATATTCCCATTGGATGCTTCCAGCAGCTTGAGGGCGACGACGATTTCTGCATCGGTGACTTGAGCCTTCATGTCGTACCCTTTTCGCAATTGGCTTCGGCATAGCACAACAGACAGACCGCATCGGCCTCGTGTTCGTTGGTGCCGCGGTAGCCGAATTTCTGTGCCGCCGCGATCATGTCGTCCTTGGGGGCTTTGCCGTGCCCGGTGGCGAACTTCTTGATCGTCGGCACGGCCACGTCGAGGACCGCGAGATTGGCATTGGTAGCACAAGCCTCGATGATGCCAGCCATGCCCCACAGCGAGCGCGTGGCGTCCCGGCCGCGGGCGAACGGGGTCTCGTACACGATTACATCGAAGTGGCTTGTCTCGAAAATCCCCGGCAACAACTTGGCAAGTTGGCCCATACGGTGCGAGCGGATACCGTCGAGTTCCAAGTGGCCGGCAGCGATGCCGCCTCTTGCATAGCGCCAAGCCCACGCGAAGTTCCGGCCAAGATCAAGGGCGAGGATATTCATTTCCTGTACCTATCTCCCTGCCAGCACTCCGCAGCCACGGGAATGTTCATCGCCTTGGCCCATTCGGGTCTATCGGTCATGATTTGCTCCAGGGCTTTAACGTTTGCATCCACCTGTAGTGGTTCGGTCACAATTTCGTCGTGCACAGTAAGGACAACTGGCAACCCGGCTTTCTCGCACTTGAACATAGCGGCTACCATCAAGTCGCGTGCGAGAGCCTGTACCACGTTCTCCGTCAGCAGGCCGCCGAAGGCGTCGATTGTCTTCCACTGGCCTAGCTTCATCGCCTGATAGGTGAAGGCTAGGCGAATGTCGGTCTCGTCCCAAGGCATTGCCTTTCGAGTGGCGCGGGGATTGAAGTACCACAGCTTTCTACCACTCGGTAGCCTTGCAGTCAACCACCCGTCGTCCAATTGGTACAGTACGCCATGCGCTTCGTTCGGAGTTTTGTCGTGTACTGTACGCACCGCCGCCCGCTCCAGGTCGTACCAGTTGTGCGGGATCAGCGGTGCCCATTCCTTGCGGAAGATACGGACTAGATTTTCGCAAAATTCCAGCGAGTGCTGCTTCGCGTACCTGTCGTGGAACTTGTCTTTCCCCATCTGGAAACCCATGCCAAGCACGGTATTTTTGCTGAGGGTGTACTCGACCAATTCCTTTTTTGTAATCTCTCTCTTGTAAATGTTTCGCCCCATATCGAGATACGGATTTTCGCCAGCGACCAGCAAATCTATTTTGTCTTCTTGTCCTGCCAGAGCGAGGTTAACCCGGAGTTCGATAGTTGAAAAGTCTCCAACAAGAAGTTGTCGGTCATCGTCTGCAATAATGGCATGTCGTAACCCGGAAACAACCGCTTCGACCGCCGGTCCAAGGATAAGATCGACGTATTCGTGGTCTCCTGTCTTGATTGCTTCGACAACTGTTTCGACTGGTGTTGCTTCGCCATCTTGTTTCAACGTCCCTCGCGGAAAGTTTTGGGGCTGAAATAATCGACCCACCCATCGTCCGGGGCCGGCTCCATGATAACTTGTAGTTCCCCGTGCGCGCCCGTCACTACAGACACATGCTTCCATCCGTGCGAGTTTTTTAACCGATGCTGAACCAACAAGCTGCCGAATAGAAAGAGCGCGCCGTACATTGCCAGGAAGAACGACAGGACTATCAGGGTCTTCTGAGTTCCCTTCTTCATCGTCTCCATCTATAGACCCTCCGAGTAGGTCCGCGACACGTTCTTTTGTAAGTTCATGTATCTCGGCCACACCTTGTTCTCGTATCCAGGCGAGGAACTTGTCCCGCTGAGTGGGTTTAACTCCGGTGAGTGTCTGGAACTCACGGACCAGCGGAGTACAGGCAGCTTCCACGATTTTTTGTGCAGCGCGTATATACTCCAGGTCCAGACGGACACCCCGTTCGTTGATCCGTTGGTCGAGCAGCCAAACACTTCTTTCTCCAGCCGGAAGCCAGCCCAGACGTTTGTGAAGGGCAGTTTCAGTGCATATATCTTGCGCACAGTACCGTTCAACTCTGGCAATTGTCTCTGCGGATCGGTCATAGTACCCCTCCTTGTTTGGTTTCGACAAGCCCCGTGTGAGCCGTGATCCTTTCGCGTCCTTCTCATGTTCCAGGTTCAGAACCAGCGCCGCTCGTTCCAGGTCTTGTGGTAGCACTCGCATGGCGCAGACCGCCATTGTGTCGTGCCAGCGGCTATTCGGTATGTCAGGGAAGCCATATTCCTTGACCATGATATTGCGCCAAATGGCTTTCTCAAACCCGGCGTTGTGCGCGATAACCGTTAGGTTATCATCTTGAGCCATCTGCATAACATCTATGTTATCAGAACCCGGCCGCCAAACCTTAATGTCTCCGGTCTCGAAACCAAAACACAGACACACAACTTCCGTCGTCGGGTCTTCACTGTAGCGCCACGCGCCAGCCTTCTTCAGGTCGCACGCCGATGCAGTTTCAAAGTCGAGGACGACCCAACGCAATGTCATGTGACAAACAAGAAAGCGATTAAAGCGTTGAGAACGGCCATTGCAAGTCTCTGGAAGGCGGAACGGCGGCACTAGACCTGGAGAACACCAGTGCCGCCGTTCCTAGCGTCCGAGGGAGTAATAACTCTACCCCGGCCGATCAGAAAGGTATCTCGTCCTCAACGGCTGTCGGGTTCTCTTGCGAGATATGCCCGGCATAGTCCTTGAAAGTCTCCGCTGCGCTAGCCCCGCTCGACAACCGCGTACCGCGGTTAGTCGTGTGGACCATGTTCAAGTAGGCCGTGACGCCATCGGGGTTCGCCCCCACGCCATCATAGGCCACGAAATTGAACTGAGCGAGGACTTCCACGCCGAAGAAGAACTTACCCTTACTCTTTACACGGGCGTCGCCTTCGTAATCGGCAACCTTCCCGTTCTCAACACCACTCAGCCGAGGCTCATATTTACTCCGAGCCGCAACCACAATCTTGCCGCGGTTGAAATCGCCGCCGTCCTTGCCGGACTTGGCTTTGCGATTGTCCGCCAGTTTGTCGCCGGCTGTAAAAGGAAACTTCAGTTCCTTGAACTCCCGATTGGGCCAACGCGCCCGCGCCACCTGAGCCGCGACTTTCTTCATCCCAGCTAGGTCTTCACTTGCGGGATCGAACAGGAAGTTTGCACTGAACTTCGGCTCGCCCGTTTCCTTGCCCTTCTTGCCGAAGCCACGGGCCTCGAACAAGCTAGGGTGTGTCATGACGACCGGCTTCATCAGAGTGTAGATGCCGGTATTCTCAATCACAGCCATCGCTGTCTCCTAATCTCCCCGATATGGGGATACTCTAAACCTATCATCCGGCCTTGGGCTTGTCAATCCCTTTGGGCAGGAGGGGCCATCCGTGCAGGCTGATACCCCTCCCATGCCTGCCTGCACTATTCGTTAACTCCCGGGGCATGAGCGAACGCTTCCTGCGCCGGCTGAACCTTGACACCCGCGCGCTTGTCGGTTTCGAGAGCTACCGTGTAGCCGGTCTGAGGGGTGTAGGCCCATTGGCGCACCAGCGCCTTAGCCTCCGCGCCGATCTTTTCCATTTCGGCCGGCGACTTAAACTCAGGCACAGTCCACGCTTCCTTAATACCAGCGAACACGTCGTTGAAGCCTTCCTTCCAGACCCGGTTGGCCTTCTTCATGACCAGCTTCGTACCGGGGACTTCACCGCCACCGTTCAAGCGCCGGAAAGTCTCGTCCTCCATTGCCTTGAGATAGAACTTGACCGCCTGAACATATTGATAGGACCGCCCGAGGCTGGCATCGGACAGGTTCACTACGACTTGAGGATCGGCGGTACACGCCGCGCCGAACAGTGAAGTCATCAAGGGGCAGACGAGTTTGGCGGGGCAGAAACGACACCAGGGGCCGGCGTCTAACGAGTGGTCCAGTTCCGTTCGATCCATCGCGGGCTTAAGAGTTTCACTAGCCCATGCCCTAATGCTATCCGCTGACGTAACCCAGGTTCGGACAGGCCCATCCGGGTGAAATCCCCGCGGTTGGACAATTCCCAAATTGACTTCAGTAACGTCGGGATGGTGGCGCAGAAGACCATAAGCGTAATACATAATCTGCGGGTTCCACTCTACATCAACCGCGATGCCTTCGCCATGTTTGTAATCCCTCACATAGAGCGTGGTGCCCGTAATGACGCCGCAATCGACCGTTCCGTAGAATTGCGGATGAAAGTCGGGGTTGTCAATCTGAAACTCAAAATAGAGTTTGGAAGCCGGCGTAATGAGTGACCGCACTTCATCCAGATAAAATTGAACTGCATTGATAAGGTCATCATCGGCCTCGTGCTTGCCGTATTTCTGGCCCATGACTTCCCAAGCATCAAGACCTTTCTGAAGACACTCGCACGCCACGGCATGAGCGGCAGTCCCCAAGGTCCGGTAGTCGGGTTCATCGCTTGAGGGCAGATTAAGGGTCTTAAGTAGCTCTACAGAGCCGGGGCAATTCATCCAGCGTTCCGAGGAACTTGCCCCAAGTGGACTGTGGGCCGGTCTGATTTCTGTGGACATTGGTATTATCTCCAGGTCTGAAGATCGCGATAGCAAATTCCAGGTGTTGCCCGCATTCGACGCACTTGAACTCGTCTGCCTGTATAAACCTGACTTCGCCGTATGTCAAGCATTGTTGAAACCACACGGTATTCAAGCCGGGGCGGATCAGGACAACAACCGTTGCTCCGACTTGCGCGGATAGAATAGCCTTTCTAATCTCCTGCTCTAGTAATCCAATTCTGGCAAAATCTGTTCAAGAGCGCGAGCTACATCGAGCGGTGTAAAGGGCGAATTGGTTGGAATGTCGAATAGAAGCCAGACACCTTTGCCGTCCTCCCGCTGGATCGAATAGCGGTGCGTTACTGTGTCCCCTCTCTGATCGTGAGCTATGAGTTTCACGATCGGCCAGCCGCGCGCCCACATGAATGCGGCATAGATCGCAACGTCGCGCGGATCGCCCTTTTCGATGTGCTCGCGCATTTGCGCGCGACATTCGGTATCCCAAATCCCGTGCAGCCAGTGATCGCTGTAGCCGTACTTCAATTCGGCGCCACGCATCTTCGCCGCGAGCTCCTCGGCGAAGGCTTGCAGGAGGCGCTTGCTCTCCGGGTGCAGCTCGGCCGGCACGCGCACGGCCATTACCGTCACGTCCTTGACGCGCGCGGCGAGAATGGGGCTGGCCTGGAATGGGCCGCTCATGCCGCCTTCTCCCGCGCCCGTTTCGCCGCGAGATAGTCGGCTAGAGAGGTTGTTGAGCGCGTCTCGCTCTAGCTGCGTGAGTTTTTTGGCGGTCATTGCTTCGGCTCCTATTTCACCAAGTCTGCTGTTCTGAATTTCGCAAAATCGAAGCCGCTGCCATCGGAGTAGCGCGGGACGTTGAGTATTTTAGCCAATCGTTCAGCGTGTCGCTCGTGAGCGTCGATGTCTCGACAGCAGCTACACCCTTCCGACCGCATGTAATCGGCTACGGCTTGCCGCAATTCTTTTAGTTCGGTGCGTTTCATCGCGGCCGCTCCTATCGTGATAACGACATACCAGGCATGCTTATCCGGTTTCCTCACATGGTCCCACATCTTGTGTCTGTCTGATATGAGCCATTGCCGCCTTCCCGATGAACTTGGCATAGGCGGGCGGGATGGCCTGAGAAAGTTCCGCTCGGTTGGTCATCCAATCAATACGCATTGCGGCTTCACCTTCCTCGCGCTTAAAGTTGTGGCCGGCCACGCAAACCATCGGATTGCCTCGACTGTAACCGCGGTGACTGCCTGTAGAGCCTTGAGTGTGCTTCCTGTGTGGGGGAGCGACAATTGTAAAGTTGCTCTCGAAAATTCGGTGTCTGTAAACCTTAAGACCGAACATCGTGCCACAAAGCATAATGGGGTCGTTAAGCGGCGCACCTATAACATTTTCGATGACATAGGGCAGGCCAGTGGTCGCCAAGCGCTTCCGTATCGGGACGATCAGCTTTCGATGCTCCCGCTTCCTGTCACGGAATAGAGACTTTGTAATCGAGAATTGCTGACAAGGCGGACTGGCCCAAATGAAATCAAAGCCACTGAGCGAGAATTTCATGGCGTCCGCCTGAAAGAAGGTAAACGGATAATGTGGCTGAGGGTTAATATCGACACCTACAACATCAAAGCCAGCTTGGTGCAAGCCCATGCCCGCGCCGCCCGCGCAGCAAAACAAGTCCAAAGCCTTCAATTTGGTTCGCATCAACGCGCCTTCATGTCCTGCACGCCCTTCGTAGCCGGCTTCCTCGGCGACGCGCGTTTGTGTCATGAATGGAGCAGGATTACTTCAACTTCGCGAGTTCGTCTAAGAACGCTTGCCGCTTTGGCTTTGGTATCTCGCTCAAAATCGAAGGCGTCTTGCCAGTGTATCTGTCCCGAACTGCCTTGATGACAACCGGGTTATTGATGCGTTTGTTCGTCGTCTTCGCGGCGTCCGTCAACATCGCATCCGTAATATCAACACTGGTGTCGTCGAGTTCGTCGGGCACTTGAGCCGGGTCAACTCGCGCGTCACCAGTGCTAATCTGAGTTTTGGGTTCCTCGACCACCGAAGCATCAACCTGTGTCTTCTCGACCGCCTTGACAGCGGCAACACCGGCTGCACCTTTAGCTGCTGTCGTCTTGGTTTGGCTCTTAGCAGTCGCGGTCAATGCCGGTGTCACCTTGAGACCGAGCATTTCGTGCGCCTTGGTGAGCGCGAGCAACGAAGTCCGATTGAGGATCGCTTCCACGTCCTCGCTCTCGTCCACGCTGAAGGACATTTTGACCGCGGCGTGCTTATGCTCGTAGTCGCCTGTCTTCAAGCGCCGCTCAAAAGTGACTTCACCACCTGTGATATGAGCCATGAATTGTAACTCCAGTTAGGGCCGCGGGTCTAGTTTCCCAGGACTTCCGGCCGGCAGGTCCAGTTTCAGAAAGGTCCGAGGCGTTCAGGCTTGCGGGCCTTTGTTCCTCGCAATCTGTCCCCGCCGCCGGGGCCAACCCTATTCCTTAATACACCAACAACAAACACCTGTCAAGACCCTATCCTGTGATCGAGTGCTTTGTTCGTCACGGCGAGTTTCCGTAAAGACGCGGCGAGTATTCGTTCCGCGAAACTGTTGGGGGCAACGAATATGTCCCCCTGGACTACGCGGGTTTGGCCTCCGCGATCAAGCCGGTCAAAGCACTGGACATTTTCTCCCGGCGTCCAAGATGGCTCAGAAATAAGAGCGTGGCAGGAGACATGCTGCAACCCGTCCGTGCCTGTTCCCATGCTAAGAAGGTTGCCAAGGGCGATTTGGATGCCGGGTTCGTCAATGAATTTCTTGACAAGTCGTTCTTTTTTTGTTGCTCCAGTCGAGCCATCAATCCTGATAAGACCGTGTTTTTCAAGGCGCGCCTCCAGAATGTTCATGACTTCGATATGCCACGCGAACAATACCAGCTTTTCCTCGCCGCCGTCAAGTAGCATTTCCACATAATCCGCAACCTGTGGGGCCAGAGCTATTCCCATAAGCCGGCGCACCGCCGCTACATGCCCAAGGATCGTGGCGTCCGCACCCTCCAGATGCTCCGGGTCTATGTCAAGCAAACTCTCGGCCTTGAGTGCTTGCTTGACCGGCCCGGTTTCCTCGACCTGGATCAAGTCGTACACCGGCATATGAAGCTGCGGCATCACGTCCCGTTTCAGGTGGCGGGTCATGAAATTCGCCCTCAGGCGATTTTGGAGTTCTCCGTGGCGACCAGTTCGCTCGTCAATGTAGAACGAAGTTCGTCCAGTTCGCGGGTCAGTTCGCTCAATTCGGAGCGAAGGATTAAATCGTGCGCCGAAGTCGTCTTCGGACAACCAGTCAATAGCGTCCCAATTGAGCGCGCGAGTGATCGTGTAAGCCTCACGCGGCCGGTTAGGGAGAGGCGTCCCCGTAAGTGCGAGTATGGCCCCGCACCGTCCAGCAAGCGGTTCAAATGCGCGCTCGCTTCCCCCACCAAACACAGCGCGCGTTCGTCGGCTGTCTGTTGTTTTGAGGTAGTGCGCTTCGTCGATGATAAGCAAGTCATAGGTCCCCCTGGCCAGAGCTTTGCCAATACCTTCTGATCTTGCGAGTTCATAGCTCACCACCGTCCATGCCGCGGTAGGATGCACACCATGCCGGCCAGCGATTACCGGATGAACATGATAGGGCCACCGCATTGTCGTCCATTCGCGTATCTTTTTTACCCATTGCCATCGGATACTAGCAGGGCAGATAACAAGAACCCTTCGCGCAGAGATTTCGTTGGCATAACAGATTGCGATAGGAGTTTTGCCAAGTCCAGGCTGATCGCCAACGAGAGTGTTACGTCGCCGCTTGGCGTAGTCAATATCAGCCTTCTGAAAGGGCCATAGTTCCTTGTCGGCGGGGCATCTGATATGTGAGTTGCTAGATGCCGCAAACGAGGCTTCGATTTCATGGAGGATGCCATGGAGTTGTCCTTTTGCCTGTGGTGTCGCATACTTCCCGAACGATGCAGCGCAGTACGGGTCGCGCGTGAACAGAACCGCCTCCCCTGGTAACGATGCCGGCTCGGACAAGTCTAATCCATGCTCGCGCATGAGAATGGAAATATCCTCCGCACCGCGCGGCACCTTCAGCAAGAATGCGCGCGTGTTCCCTACATAGTCCAAAATCATCCGTGGTCATCCAGGACAAATTTGTGCTGGCGGCGCACCGCGGCCGTAGCCCGATTGTCGCGCACAGTACGAAACTCGATTACCAGTTTGCCTTTAACCTTGCGTTGCCGCCAGTATTCCAGATGCACTAAGCCGCAATCGCAGCATTGCGTCCATTCTTTTTTTGCGCAGCGATACCAAACACCATCATCAACTTGACGGTAAACGCTAGTAGTTTTGCGAATGGGCATTGACTGGTCTCCAGTTCCGTGATAGGTGTACCATCTTTCGAGGGCACAGTCAATCACCAGTCTTAAAGAAACCGCGCTGCAATATGCCGCTGCTGGCAGGCCCGTGTTCCCGTGTAGGGCCAACGGCAAGCAACCGGCGTGCGAACATGCACACAAAGACGCAACTTGTTCCACGGAACAGATAGAAGCGTGGTGGAATGAGAACCCTGATTACAACATCGGCCTGTGCCCCGAAGACGCCGGCTGGTGTGTGATCGACATTGATCCTGGCGCGGCTCCGCACGACTTCCCTGACACGTTCACAGTCACAACACCGCGCGGCGGCAAGCACCTGTACTACAAAGGATCGCTGCCACCAAGCGTGAACAAGATCGCACCCAAGATCGACACGCGCGGCCGGCATTCCTATGTCCTGGTCCCACCCTCGGTCGTGGACGGCCAAGCTTATAAGGTGCTGCATGAAAGACCCATTGCAACTCTCCCTGACGGAATTGCGGCTAGGTTTGCTACGCCAACTCGCCAAGCTGCGCCTAGTGGCACGGTCCTTGACGGGAGTGGAGCTGTCGCTCGTACACGAAATCTCCTATGTGATTGTGTTAGGCGAGGCGACGTTGCTCGAACAGGACAAGGCGGAAATGATCGAAGTTACCGACTTGCTGCTGAAATACAGGCTTTGGGTGTTTCCCCGGAAACTTGCCTACAACTTTTAGAGGAACATTGGAACCCGCACTGCGTCCCACCTTGGGCGCATGGGGAGTTGGAGCGCATAGTATTGAATGCGTCCTCCTACATGCAAAACGAGGCGGGTGCATTTGCGGTAGGACAGGCGGCGGAAGTCTTCGGCCAAGCCCTCGAAAGCGCGCCCGAAGAACCGCCGCCTGTCCGCTCACGTTTTTATTTTGAGGATGACGAGGAACAGGACGAGGCCCCAGACCCGGAATGGCTTATTCCTGAGATCATTCCAGACCGCGCCACTGTTTTAGTCCTGGGTCTGACTGGCAGTTTCAAGAGTTTTCTTGTGCAGGATATGGCGTTGGCCGTCGCGACAAACAAAGCAACATTCGGAGAGCCGCCACGTCGAAGCGGGCCAACCTTTTACGGAGCGCACGAAGTCAGAGACGACATTAGAAAGGCTCGCAAGCACGCCTGGAAAGTTGCGCATGAGATTAACAAACATATTCCATTCTACGTCGCGCGTGGGCCACATATTATTAGCACCGAAGAATGCGACGAGTTCCGCGAGCAAATCCGCGTGCGTTTGCGGGACAGCCAAACTAAAATAGGGCTGATTGTACTCGATACCGTCGCCAAGTGCATGGTCGGGCTGAACGAAAACGATGCCGGCGATGTAGGCCGGTTTATTGGCTTCGTCGATAGTCTCCGCGATGAATTTGAGTGCGCGGTTATTTGCTTGCATCACTTCGGCAAGGATGAAGGGCGCGGCGGGCGTGGCAGTAGCGCCTTCCAAGCCGGGTTCGATACCACGCTCGCGGTAAAACGTGTACCGAACACGAAGCTGGTTTCGGTCAAAGTCGTGCAACATGCTAGTGCTCTGGAACGCGAGGAACCGTTCTATTTTGAAGGCGTAGCTGTCGGACAATCGCTTGTCTTTCAACCAATAAGCGGTACTGATTACAAAGCCAGCCTCGGAGAAGATGCGACGTTTGCGCCAAAGACAGTTGGCGCAGCATTGCGTATGCTCGGAGCCTGCGGAGAGATTGCTGGCGTCTCAACCGTGGTTTTAGCCGGTGCATTGATCCCTCCCGATGAATTGGATACACCCGAAGAACGTCAAGCCATCATTGACCGAACCAGTCGCGCGCTAGCCACACTAGCCAGGACCCGACTGGAGGCGTATTGCACCAAACAAGGCCGCCATCTGCTATGGCACTTGCCGGGCTAAATCTGTTCCCCGCAATGCGGGCAAATCTGACAGGCTTCCATAGCCTTCGGCGCGTGCCAGTAGATTGGCCGCACCATTGTCTTGTTCATGCGACCTTTGCCGGGGCGGCCCTCACCCCGCGTGCAACAATCCTTCAAGTCATGGTCAGCAAGAGCCGCCAGCGCCTTGAACAGCCGGGCGCGGGCCTTGTAGCCGGCACCGCGCGCTAGGGCGATAGGGTACAGGCCTTCGACCAGCCCGGCAGTGCCAAGCCCGCTAGGCGCTTCTATTTCCAGATAGGCGCGGGCTTCCTTGGCCACGATAGCATAGCATTGCTGCCACGAGACCGTCGGGGCCAATAATACATTCCATTCAGGGGGTGTCATTTAGATTTCTCCACTTTTTTTCCATTAAGAAGATTTCGGGCTTCCTGCATGACTGTGTGCGGCGAGAGATTGGCACACTCGCACACTGTTTCCAGGTCATCGCTGCGTGTTGTGAACCACTTGATTGCGTTGCGCCTCGCCCGCCGCGATACTTTGTCCTTGAGTGTCGGCGATAGCCTCAAGTCGGTAAAAGCTTGGGCCATTACCGCGCGCCACAGTTCCAGGTCAGCATCAATCATAGCACATGCCTCGCTGCGATTGTGCCAGACGCGGCGCGGAGGACTTCGCCTGAACTGTCAAGCGCGCGTGTCAAATGCAACCGCATCCGACCAGCAGCGAACGGGTCATGGATGTTGGCCTGTGCGTGCAAAGCAACCGCCCGATCAATCCGTGCCAAGTCAGTCGCATTCCAAACCGGAACACGATATGGCTTGCCATCGCCTAGCGACAGTTCCTTGTACCGTTGATCGAGCAATACCAACAGTTCACTTTGCGCGTGAAACTTGTCACGCGCCCGGTGCGGCGGAGCCAATACAATACAATCCTTGATGTGTTGGCCTAGTTGCTTGATGGTTTGCAAGTCTTTCTTACAACAGTCACAGACTGTAAAAGCACTCATTTAGCTTTCTCCATTAAGAAGATTTGTTCCATTCGCCTAGCGACAGTTCCTTGTACCGTTGATCGAGCAATGCCAAAAGTTCGCTATGCTGCTTAATCATCACACTTCCACCCTGCAATTTTTGCCAAAGCAACAAGACCAGCGATTAAGGCAAGACTTTCTTTACCTAGTTGCGTGCCTTTGCGGGTAGCAAGCCAATGCGCTTTTGCTTCTTTTACTGAAAAATACCGACACCCCGCGCGAACTCGCACATCCCCGTTGGTGTGCCGGTATAGCAAAAACAGATACCCGTCCGACCGTTGGCCACCAACAATAAGGTTCGCGCGCATCAGCTTCGCGCCTCTCAGGTTCGCGCCTGTCAGGTCCGCGCCTGTCAGGTTCGCGCCTATCAGGTTCGCGCGCATCAGGTTCGCGCGCATCAGGTTCGTGCTTGTCAGGTCCGCGCCTGTCAGGTTCGCGCCTTCCCATAAGACTTTACCCGTTATTAACTGAATAATTTTCATTTGTTCTCTCCATTAAGAGGGTTTGTACCATTCGCCAAGTCTCTCGCGCGGATCATAAGCTGCGCTATCGTCGCGTGTCAACCATTTTTTGAGTTCGCCAAACATGGCTACCCGATCAACGTCCGATAGTTTCAGTTCATCGGCTATTTTCCGAAACGTGTCCCGCAACGTGATCTTGTCACAGATAGGGACATTCGGAAACCAGCCTTTCGTGGCATGAACCATCGAGGACCGCACCATGCCTTGCGCGTCAATATAACCTTCCCGGCCAAAATGCGGGCGCTTGGTAGACCGCCCCAACATGGCCAACAGCACTGTACCGGGGGCGGACTTGTTACCCCCGGTGAGTGCGATGGCGCGATCTTGCCAAGTTTGTTCGCTAGTCATGCGACGAAAGGCTTCTTTAATCAAATGTTCCATGCTTATCCGGTTTAGACACACAGCCCTACATCTTGTGTCTGGTTGATATATGCCATTGCGGCTGTTCCGATGAACTTGGCGTAAGCGGGTGGTATCGCCTCCCGCAATTCGTCGCGCATCATCCAGTCAATCCCCATGGCCTTGCGGGCTTGGGCAACGCCGGAAAAGTTGCCGACAACGTGCATGAACTCGCCCGGCCGCACGGGACGCCCCATTTTGCGAAGGGGCGCCATGTGAACGGGGTGGGGCGGGGCTTCGATAGGAAACGAGCACTCAAAAAGGCGATGCCGGTAAACTTGCAAGCCAAACATCGCCCCGCAAAGTTCAATCGGGTTAATGAGTGGTGCGCCTACCACGTTCTCAATCGCCCATGCCACTCCAAGGCGTTGCAGCCGCTTCCTGATAGGTTCGATCAGGTCAGGGTGCTTGTTGTCCCGAATACGTTGCGCCAGTGTGTAAGCCTGACAAGGCGGACTGGCCCACACGAAATCAAAGCCTTTGAGCGGGTACGTCAGAGCGTCGGCTTTGAAGAAGGCGAAGGGGTAGTGAGGCTGCGGTTCAATATCAACGCCGACAACCTCAAATCCGGCTTGCCACAAGCCCATTCCCGCGCCGCCGGCACAGCAGAAAAGGTCAAGAGCTTTGGGTTTTGTTCGCGTCAACATCTAGTAGGCCTCAGCTTTTGTGTGTGGCAACCGGATAAGCATGAAATGTTCTCTCCATGTTCTCGGTTTTGAGGGGCAGCAAGGTAGCGGGCACTCTCAAATAACGCACCCGCGGGCCTTCGAACCCGAAAATCACCTCGATATGTTTAGCCAACAAGCCCGAACTGGCGATAAAGATATCGCTTTAGAGCCCGCTTAATCATGCCCGGCTTTTTGCCCCGCGCCAGGTCCGAATTCCCCATTTGCCAAACAATTCCCGGATACGGATAACCGGCCCATTTAAGAGCGTTCAAAATCAGCGAACCGTGCAAATAGCCTTCCTTCACATGGCTAGCAATATGATCCGAATGCGAAAGCTCGCCCATACTTTTGCCCGCGTTCTTACCGTCAACAACGCACGTACTGCAATACCAACAATCCCCTTGCGACGGCGCCGGCAGTTCGAAAAGCTTGTCGAGCTTGGCCACAAACTTTTTGATATCCGCCCGCAATTTAATTTCCCGCTTTTCCGTCGCAACGCCTTTTGCCGGCGCTTTGAAAGCATCGGGCAACACCATGCCATCGAAATACGGAATATCGTTCCAGCTCCCGCGCCCCGCGACATACCAACAACCGTTTTTGGAATAAACGTTGTAGCCCGAATAATGCGACATCCGGTCCTTAGTCGTGACTGTTTTCCAGCCGGCCGAATTAAGTGTTGTTTTGCCGTCCCTGATCCACACGATGTCAGTGCCGTGCAGCCGGTAAACCGTCGCGCCGTCGCGTTCAAACTTGAATGTATTTCGGCAAACGATTTTAGGTTTCCACTCTTTCCGTTGTGTTGCGTCGAATTGATCCGAAAGGTTTGTCCTAGGCATGGCTTGCGCTCCGCTAGTTGCGCCGTGATTGGCGCGATTGTGTGGCTTCGTCATTCGCCAAGTTAAGGGGGTTTAGGTGCGGGCTTTCACATCGGTCTCGCGGGCAGGGTCAGAGTAGTGTTTCGACATTATCTTATCCTCCAGGTTTCAAGCCATGTATATGACGCATTGGCCTTCGCTACTGGGGCGGGCGAACGAAGTGCTACACGGAGTTTCGCCTTCGCTCCCGCCATTGCGATGGGCATTGCGTCTATAACATGACTTGGCCAGAAAGTAAACCCCCTATGCTGGCCAAGTCACGTATTCGTGAACTAGCACGTATAGAAAAGTTTGTCGCTTTCCATCTTGCGTTCAACGGTTGGCCAGTTCACTTCAATTGATAGTGGCCCGTCAATCGCATGGATTGTTGCAAACTCGTTCATTCGCCCGCATATAATGGCCTCTTGTGTGCCATTTAGGGTGTAAAGCAGGCAAAGCTTGCCGGCGTACTTGTCGGCTATGGCTTGGTACTTGTCGGCTATGGCTTGCATTGTCATTGCTCCAGATTTAATATGGTCCTATTCACGCCAAATTCATCACACGACCGCTAATCCCTGGCCAATCACGAATTGTTACAGATTATTACATGGCTTTCAACAGATTGGCACGCTTCTTGCACGAACTGTTCAAATTATTATATGCCATTGGCACGGTTCTTGCATCCCGATAGTGTCCTATTGGCACAATTCTTGCACCAGTTTTGTCCTATTGGCACGTTTCTTGCAAAAGACCGGGGTGGGGTCGGGGGTGGGGGGCGAAACGCGCTCGTTCAAAAATATTCGGGTAAGTTCTTGCACGCGCGGCGATTTTTGAAACCACTGTCACAATTCTGACACAATAGCGGGGGATTGACAAAAAGGCCCATTTTTGCTAATTCAATTAGTATGCCAGTTCCCACGATCATAAAGACCCCTCCCGAGACCCAATTGGGGCCAAAAATGCGGGCGTTGACTGAAAAGCAACGCCTGTTCGTCTGCGCCGTGGCCGAACTCGGGACAATGGACTATACCCGGTGCGCCCGGGCCGCGGGGTACGCCGACAATGGCAAAAGCGAAATCAACGTTACGGCGCATTCGCTGGCCCACAACGAGCGGGTACAGGAGGCTATGCACGAGGAAGCGCAGCGCCGGCTCAATGTCGGTGGCCTTGTTGCGGTCTCGACCCTGGCCCTGATCGCGACCGACCCAAGCCACAAGGATCAGGTCAAGGCCAATCTCGCCATTCTCGACCGCAGCGGCCTGCACGCCAAGACCGAACACACCGTCAAGGTCAAGGACGAAAGCCGTACCGAGGAAGCAATGCTGGAGCGGGCGACACAGTTGGCCGGCGAACTCGGTTTCGACGCCGCCGCGGTGAAAAAAATGCTAGGAGTGATAGATGTGGAATTTTCCGAAGTCGTGGTTGAGGATTGGGAAGATGGCTGATGGCCAATCCAAAGCTGGCTGAACTTCTCGGAACGCTGGAAGAACTCGCCGCATTCCGCAAGTACAACAAGATACGGTTGTTCAAGCCGTACCCGAAACAGAAATTGTTTTTTGATCTTGGGCGTACCAAGCGCGAGCGAATGTTCATGGCCGCGAACCGCGCCGGCAAGTCCGAAGCCGGTGCGTTCGAGGCGGCGTGTCATGTGACGGGAGATTATCCGAAATGGTGGACTGGAAAAAAGTTCTCCCGGCCGACGCGCGGGTGGTGTGCGGGGATCAAGAGTGTGGACGTTCGCAACATTCAGCAAAAGAAGTTGTGCGGCGAGCCTGGAGTGGAGAGTTTATTCGGTACTGGGTATATTCCGAAGGACCGCTTGGTGGACAAATCTTTATCGAGGGGCGTGACGGACGCTTACGATACCATTCAGATTACCCACAAGACGAACGGCGTTGAGGATGGTGTCTCGACAATACAGTTCAAAAGTTACGAAGAAGGCCGCGCCGGTTTCCAGGGCGACGAAATCGACTTCGGTTGGGGCGACGAAGAAGGCAAGATGGATGTGTACGCCGAATTTCTTACCCGGCTGGCCCCCGATGGTATCATGTTCACGACTTTTACTCCATTGCTCGGGCGCACAGAACTAGTCCTTCGGTTCAAACAAGAACAAAGTCCTGATCGCGCCATCGTCAACATGACGTTGGACGAAGCCGAACATTTCACCCCGGAAGAAAAAGCGCAACGGTTGGCCGGGTATCGGTCGCATGAGCGCGACGCTCGCGCCCGCGGGGAGCCGCTGCTCGGGTCAGGCCGGGTGTTCGACTATGACGAGGAAACTTTGAAAGAGGATGCGCTGACGTATATCCCGCAGCATTGGTTCACGTTGTGGGGGATCGACTTCGGTATTGGTCATCCATTCGCTGCGGCGCTGATCCTGTGGGACAAGGATAACGATGTGGTCCATGTTCACCACGCAATAAAGATGGTCGGGGAGGGTAAGCTGTCCCTGCCGGTGCATCATGCCCTGGCGATGAAACCAATCGGGGTAAACGTCCCTGTTGCGTGGCCCCAGGACGGAACGGTGCGTGACAAGGGTTCTGGTGAAGTGCTTTCGACTTTGTATAAGCAACAGGGTTTGGCGATGTTGCCCGACCACGCCAAGTTCGAGGATGGTTCGATTTCGACCGAGGCCGGAATTCTTGAAATGGAACAACGGATGGCTACCGGGCGTTTCAAGGTGGCCCGTCAATTGATGGACTGGTTCGAGGAATACCGGGGCTATCATCGTAAGGATGGCCAGATTGTCAAGGAACAAGACGATTTGATGAGTGCAACGAGAATTGCCGTGATGGCCAAGCGGTTCGCGCGAAAGACCCCGCTCGGAGGTTTTGCGGCTCAAAGGCGCAGAAATATGATCGCGAGGGATATTGACTTCGACCTTTCCTGATGGTAGGGTGCGTTGACGATGCCAGCTTTTCCCAAGGATTTTCACTATGGCTGACCTTTATCCTGTAATCCCCGCAAAACCCGTAGCCCCAACCGCGCCGGGTATCGGTAGTCAGTATATTCCGGTGCCGCTGAATGCAACAGAAAAACTCGTCTTCGGCGCGCATGGTGTAAAGGACGCTTACGGCAACCCAATCGAGACCGGGCGTGGCGCGGCGACTGTCGAGGTTCAGACTGCGAATGCCGAGAATGTCAAGATCGTAGCGGCTCGGGACACTTCGGCTTTAGCCGCTGCCAAGGCGCGAAATGTTCTCGCCGCGGTGGAAGACGAGTTGAATGCGTTGCTCGCTCTCGTGGAGCGGAAGAAAGCGCACGTTGACGCCGCCAAGAAGCAAGTCGATGTATCGAATAAAGCCGCGTTCGACGCGGTTGCGGCAAAGCCGTTCGACCCCAAAAATCCTACTCCGGTTCCGGGTGATGTTCCTGTTGCAAAGGCGGGGACGGTATATCCGTCCGGTAACGTCTCGGCAGACCAAGAGGTGATCGCATGACCCGCGGTCTTTTGTTCTGGGTCATCTTCATTGTTGCGGTGATCTTTGCCGGCGCGGTTGCGTTTGGTTTCGGCCGGGAATACGGCGTGGGTGGCTTTTCTGGCCTCGTGACAATGGTTCTGCTCCTGCTTCTCGGGTGGCAAGTCTATGGGCCGCCTGTCCGGGGTTGAACTCGTATTATTCGTCGCGGTAGTGCTTGTTGTCGTGATCGACATTGCGTTGCTGTTTACGCGCCTTAGTGGTCTGTTGTGGCCTTGTAACGGTCAATGCTAGAGGGAACTTTCATGGCCAAGAAAATGGGTCCGAAGAAGCTGAAGCGGATGAAAACCGTCTTCGGCGACGATGTGAAGTTTGACAAGGACGGCAGGCCCATCGAGCAAGGCCACGGTGCGCCGGGTCACGAGACCCTGCCGCACTTCATGGCGTTGGCCAAGTCAACCGTGATCACGGCGAAGATAAGCCCGACCGAGGAAAACACCGCTGAGGCGAAACGCTGTCTGGAACTGCTGAAGAAGAAGCAAAAGGAATTGCCAGCCGACGAGGTTGAGGAAGAAGACGATGAGGACGAGTTCTAATGAACGTTGCGGCGCTCAAGGTTGCAAATGCAAAACGATGGGTAGTCATGCACACTACCCCGTCGCTCAGTGCTACGCTTGACGCGGTAGCTGAACGCCTTATAGCGCCCGCGGCAAAGCAGTTCTACCAAAACGTGAGCGGGCAGACCGGCGTGCCGTGGTACGTGGTTGCGGTCATTCATGAGCGCGAGAGTTCGCAGAGTTGGACGGCGGGGCTTGCTCAGGGTGACCCTTGGGACAAAGTTTCGATCCATGTTCCGCGTGGGATTGGGCCGTTTGCGAATTGGGTTGACGCTGCTGTTTACGCGCTCCATAGCTGCGCTCCGTTCGCGGCGAAGTGGGAGGACTGGTCGATTGGTGGTATGTTGACGCTGCTTGAGGAATACAACGGTCTCGGCTATGCGAGCCGAGGCGTGCCGTCGCCTTATGTGTGGGCGAGCACTGACCAGTATCACTCGGGGAAATATGTTTCGGATGGTAACTATGATCCGAATGCTATTGACCATCAACTCGGATGCGCTGCGTTGCTATCGTGTATGGCGGTGGCTGACCCGTCTATCACTTTTGGAGCGACTGCATGAGTAAGTTCTTTTGTCTTGCTTGCAATGGCCTTGACGAAGCCTTGTTCGCCAACCCGCTCTCGCGCCTTGCAAACTTTCTTAACGAGAACACGCCAAAGGGCGTTCACTTCAATACTGTTGGCGGGGCCGATCCGCGGCCGTTCATTTTCCAGTTCGAGCAGAGCCTGGCGGCGGCAGTTGGGGCCGGCCAAACCCCGATCATTCTCGGGCACTCGCTCGGGGCCATGATGATGTTCTATATGGCTGATGCGGCAAAAAAGTTGGGTCTTTCATTGCCGCTGGTGGTTTCAATCGACAGTACGGATTGGGGCACCAATGCTCCAGGAACTATTCCCTATGCGATTGGAACCTCAACACCCGGACAATACTTCGTACCGGATAATGTCGCTCAATGGCTACATTATCGGCAACCTGTCTATCCCGGTGGTGGCGTCGTTCAGCTTGCGCCCGGTAACACGACTACCAATTTTCAGAACTTCGAACGTGCGGAAGCGCATGTTGTGCTTCCGGTTCTGCCGGATATTCAGGCGCAAATTCTTGCGGCGGTTCTCGCGGTGCCAGGGGTGACGCCATGACCACACCAGCGGAATACGCAGCGGCGACTACGGCAATTCTCGATTTGGTTCAGGCCGATATAAAGTCGGTCATCCCGGTTATCTTTCAAAGCGAAATCCCGGCTGAGCAGGTAAAGACTTTCGCTGCTGTTGCCGCCAAGGCTGCGCTCGATGCGGCGGCCGGTGTACGAGCGCAACAGTCATGATGGACTTGCCTTGGATACTAGGCACTTTAGGGGCGATTGCATTTTTTGCCTACTTTGAGTGGTATGCGTTCCGCTACCCCACTCGGCAAGACACGCTGAGTATGGCGGTTTTTACAATCGGGTCGAAGTGGCCTCTTAGTATTTTTCTCATGGGTTTGTTCGCGGGCGGCTTGGCCGTTCACTTTTTCTGGCACTGGTGCCCGCCCGGTTCAATTTCAGCAGGATAACGAACATGGATACTGATACAATCAAGATGGTTTCCAGCTTCGCCGCCAAGAAGGTGATGGCATGGTTGGCTGGCGCTCTCATAACTTTGGGTGTGCTTCATACCGGGCCGGATGAAACAGGGTTTGTTACTGTTGGTTCGGGCATTGTGGTCGGGCTAGTTAGCCTTGTGTGGTCGTGGTGGAACGACCGTGGCAAGCAACTGGTCCTTGCCAAGTTCTCCAAGGCTCATGGTATTGTGGCTAAAACTGCTTCAGTGGCTACGGCTGCGAATGCAATTCAAGCCGCGGTTAAAACGGATGCTGTTGTTCCTGATGGTCGGGGCGGGGCAACTATTGTTTCTGTTCTTCCAACAAAATAAAGGATGGGTTATGAGTTATTCATTTGATATTTGTGGTGCTAAGGAAAAGGTATCATGAAGAAGTTTATCTTTGCTCTCGTTTGTCTAGTCTGGCTGTGCGTTCCGGCCCACGCTCAAACCAAAGTCGCGGCTAAGGTCACGACTGCTCAAGCTACGGCGAACCCGCTGTTGCTGTTGCAGACCTTCACGGAGACTGACTTGAACGCCGCGCTCGCCGACGCACAGGCTCAAACCCCGCCCGACGCGCCAGCCGTCACCTGTTACACGGCAGTCCTTGCCATCGTGAAAACCAACGTGGCCAATCCGCTGCCTACTACGGCGGGGGCATTCTCGGCATTGCAGAAAGCGCGCGACGCTAAGGCGATGATTGGTTCGTTGCAAGCCCCGAATGGCCCTCTGGCAGTGCTCAATAATGCCTGCGCGCCGCTTGTGATGGACGCACAGAATACGCTGATTGCGTTGGGTGTGGCCGTTGGCCTTATTGCAAACCCGATAACTTCGGTGCCAGTTGCGGCGGCTGGTCTGCCGGCTGCGATTGCGACATTCTTGGCGCTGCCGAAACTGTGACCTGTCCTGACGACGCGGTTCTTTATCTGACTGCGCCTCAAGCGGTAGCGTGTATAGCGTTGCTCTCGCTGGCTATCGCTGGTCTCATTCTTTTCTTGAAGTGAGGAGGTGATGCCCTATGCCGGAACCGTTTGGAATTCCAAACCCAATGACAATTAACCTCCCCCGTGCTTGGGGGAGGCATTGACTAAATTCCTACGCAGGGGTAAGATGCCCCCGCGCAAGGATCATGCCAATGCCCGCCACGTCAGCAAAAAACTCGCCCCTGGACCCGCTCGCCAGTTCCGATCTTGGAATTGGAAACTCTGGTACTCCGAGCATGGATCAGGAGACTGAGGAAGAACGCCAGCGGCGCATCAAGGCGCAGCAGGCGCAGGCGGCTATGGCTTCACAGAACAGTTATGCCTCAACGGCGTTGCTTGGCCCGGCAGGTAGCTGATGGCTTCGGAAGTCCAGCCCTACGGCAACACACGCAAGCAATCCGAATACGAGGAACGGGTTGTTGCGGACAGCTTACAGGAGTTTGCGCAAGACGTTCTCTGGCGCTCTACTTCCGCGTCCATGTGGGAGGAAATTGCCGAACTGATCGACCCGCCTTCGCGCAATACGTTCTTTTATGGTGACTTCAATTGGCCGGGGGTGAAGAAGACAGACCGCCAGATTGACGCAACAGGCATGATGGCGCTGCAACGCTTTTGCGCGATCATGGATAGCTTGCTCACGCCACGCAATATGGAGTGGCATACGCTGGAGGCGGATAACGATTATGTCCAGAAAGATCGTGACACAAAAATCTGGTTTGAGAAGGCGACCAAAGTCCTATTCAAGCAGAGGTACGCGCCGAACGCGAACTTCGCTGCGCAAAACTTCTGCAACTACCGTTCGCTCGGTGCCTACGGAACCGGCGCTATGTTTGCAGACCAGTTTGACGGATTGTCTGGCGAGCGCGGCCTTCGGTACAAAGCATTTTCCTTGGGGGAAACCTATCTCGGTGAAAACCATCAAGGGCTTATCTATCGCTTTAACCGCTTGTTCCGCCTGAACGCGGCGCAAGCCAAACAGCGTTGGCCCGACACGTTTCCGTCGAGCCTACAGCCGGCGCTCGATAGCCACAGCCAATTGACTTATATGTTCCTTCACCGGGTCTGTCCGCGGGAGGATTTTGAACCAGGGCGGCTCGATGCAAAAGGTAAACGGTGGGCTTCTTACTATGTGTCGCTCGATGGCAAGACGCTCTTGCAGGAAGGCGGCTACAATACCTTCCCCCTTGCTGCGTCCCGATATGATCAAACTCCCGGCGAGGTCTATGGCCGTTCCTGGGCTACATATGTCCTCCCGGCTCTCAAGACACTCAACGCAGAAAAACGAACTTTTCTTAAACAGGGTCATCGTGCCGCTGATCCAGTGCTACTTACTGCTGATGACGGTATTGTGGACTTTTCGTTACGGCCGGGGGCGATAAATCCCGGCGGGGTGAATACGGACGGCAAGTTGATGGTCCACGTCTTGCCGACCGGAGAAATCCAGATCAGCAAGGAAATGATGGCTGACGAAGCCAAGCTGATTAACGATGCGGCGCTGGTCACCCTGTTTCAGATCATGACGGAAAGCCCGCAGATGACCGCGACGGAGGTTATCGAGCGTATCAATGAAAAGGCTATCTTGCTGGCCCCAACTATCGGCCGGCAGCAATCGGAATATCTTGGCCCACTGATCGACCGTGAACTTGACCTTCTGATGCAGATGAATTTGCTTGAGCCAATGCCGCCGCGGCTTCGGGAGGCACAGGGCGAGTACAAGACAGTCTATACATCGCCGTTGTCGAGGATGATGCAGGCAGGTGATGCGGCCGGGTTCTGGCGCGCGGTCGATCAGGCTAAGGATGCTTTCGCGATCAGTCAGGACCAATCCTTGTTCGATGCGTTTGACTTCGATACCGCGATCCCCGGCACCGCGGCGATCTACGGCACGAAGGAAAGCTGGATGGCTTCGCCGCGCAAGATGAAGCAGAAGAAGTTGGATCGTCAGAAGGCTATGCAGCGGCAAGAGCAAATCCAGGCTGCGCCGGGTCAGGCTGGTCTTATGAGCGCGCAGGCTAAACAGGCACAGGCTGGAATGCAGCCGCAGCAACCGCAGGCACCAGCAGGTCCATAATGGTACTACCAGAGGGGTTGAGCAAGGCGTGGGATTTCATCCGTGCGCGCAAGCAGAGCTATCAGACGTTCAAGGCTGTAGCTGGCGTACCGTTCCTTCGTGACCTTGCCAATTTCTGCCGGATGAATGAGACTTGTGTTGTCAAGGATAAGGACGGCCGAATTGATGAATTGGCCACCGCGTTACTTGAAGGCCGGCGCGAAGTTGGACTTCGTATTTGGCAGCACTTCAATCTAACGTCGCAGCAATTGCTCGCTTTGTATAGCGGGCAGGACTATCTAGCAGAGGATAAAGACAATGAGTAATACCGACACAACCACGACCGCACCGTCCCCACCCGCAGGCGCGTGGCACGCCGATGTGCCTGCCGAAATCCTTGGCAAGTGGCAGAATAAGAGCTATGACTTGTCCGACCCTAAGAAGGTCGCTATCGAAGCCACCCGCGCGTATATGTCGGCGGAAAGTCTTGTGGGCCTTCCGTCCGACCAGTTGATACGGTTGCCGAAGACTGCGACCGAACCCGGTTGGGACAAGGTGTGGCAGCGGTTAGGTGCGCCGGCCGATCCGAAGGACTACGACTTCTCGGGGATCAAGGGCAAGGACGGTAAGGAACTCGCGACCGCGTTTGTTGACACGATGCGTGCGACCGCGGCTACATTGCACTTGCCGAAGGACGCGGCGGCGCAAATTGCCAAGTCGGTTGTCGAGTACAACGAAAAATCCCAAGCCTCCGAGTTGACAGAGAAGCAGGCCAAACTCACCGAACAGAAAGCGGCGCTCCAGACTGAATGGGGCAAGAACTACGATGCGCTCCTGTATCGAGCCAAGGAAGCCGCGGGCGCGCTCGGGGCCACGAAGGAACAGATCGACGCGCTACAGGAAGTGATTGGCTACGATAAAGTCATGAATATGTTTGCCAAGATCGCGACTACGATTGGTGAGGATAAATTCGTCGGCGGTGGCCCTCGCGAAAATGATGGTGTCATGACAAAGGCGCAAGCGACGGAACAACTCACGGCGCTTAAGAAAGACAAGGCGTGGGCAGCGCGGCTGTTGGCGGGTGATATTGATGCGCAGCGTCAGAGCAAGGCGCTTTCGACAATCATTGCCGGCGATGATACTGAGTTTAGTCGGCAGCGGAGTGGACGATGAATATTTTAACGAATAAGGCTCTTACTCCGTGGTTGTGGTCTTTAGTGTTGTTTCTGTATGGTGCGGTGGCGGGATTAGCAATTGTTGTCGTTATCGCTTTGTGGCTGGAGTGGAGATAAATAACCCCAGTAGGGGGAGTTGACAGTATTCCTACGGTGGGATAATATCCCTATACGACTGATAGGCCCCCGGATTTGGATACGGCCCTCGTCACGGTATCCAATTAACGGTGGGCTTTTCTCATGTCAGAGAACCTCTATCAACTTTTTACCACCCAATTTTCGACGAACCTGGAATTGCTGCTTCAGCAAAAAGGTTCAAAGCTCCGCGGCACTGTGCGTGAGGGCTTCCATGTCGGAAAGATGGCGTCTCCGATTAACCAAATCGGCGCAATCTCGCTTCAGCAACCTTCCGGCCGCGGCGCTCCAATGGGCCGCGTTGACGCGGAATTTACTCGGCGTTGGGTGTTTCCGCAGCCGGGCGACCTTCCGCAGCAAATCGACAGCTTCGATGAACTCGAAACGATTGTCGATCCGAAGTCCATGTATGCCGAGAATGCCACTTACGCGGTTGGCCGTTCGTGGGATGACGCTATTATCGCTGCGGCAACTGGCTCTGCTCAGATCGGCACGGACGGCGCGAGCCTGACGACCGAGACGTTCAATACCACGAACTTTCAAGTGGCCAGCACGTTCGGGTCTTCTTCGGCTGCGGGTTTGACCGTTGCCAAGGTTATTGAACTGAAGCGCATCTTCCGCCATTACCATGTGGACCTTGAGAATGACCCGGTTACTCTGGTCATTGGATCGCAGCAAGAAAGCGATCTTCTCAATCAGGTCGAAGTGGTCAGCACGGAGTTTAACGACCGGCCGGTTCTTGTGAATGGCAAGATCGAGCAATTCCTTGGCTTCCAGATCAAGGTCACGGAGCGTCTTGCGACCGCGGCGAACATGCGAACGGTTCTCGCTTATAGCAAGTCCGGTCTGTACCTCGGAATTTGGAAAGACTTGACCAATCGCGTGTCGATCCGTAACGACATTTCGAGTGAGCCTTTCCAGCTTTATACGTCCACCATGTACGGTGCCACCCGTCTCCAGCCCGGTAAGGTGCTTGACGCACTTTGTTCGGACACGAGCGGGGCGGACATTACGCCGTAAGGGAGCGAGCCTATGACCACCTATACCCAAAAAGCCTCTGGCGTCAATGTCGCGCTTTATGACACTCTAAACCCGTTCGCTCAATTGCCAACGGGGGCGGGCGCGCCAGCGCATCTTCTGCGGGTGGAAGATCAGGTTGCGATCCCTGCGGTCGGTTTTTTGACCGCTGGTAACTTTGTTCGGTTGTGTCGGTTTCCAAGTCACGCCTGCATTAAGGCGGTAAACTTATTTTCGGATAAGTCGCTTGTTGACGGGGGCACTTCGTCTTCGGCTCTTGTGCTGAGCGTCGGTGTAGTGTTCAGTGATAGCACGGTTGACGGAACTCCGGTTACTTACCAGAACCAGATGCCGACGACCGTTGGTATTGGTGGCGGGTCCACTACTCCGGGAACCGTGGTTGCTATCGGTGGCACCAACGCGAACTATATCTTCGGGACTATTACCGCTCTTGGTTCGACTGGTTCATTTTCTGGCGGAACTGTTGCTGGTCCGAGTACCGGATCGGGGACGCTTTACGGTGGCGATATTACCTTCGGCGGCGCGATTGCGACCTACGGCGAGCCGCTGGTTCTTACGCAGACCCCGCTTGTCAACCTGTTCAACTTCCGCGACGGCGCGGGTTTGCTGCTTCCGAAGTTGGGCATGATGGACTTGATTGTGGTTGCGACTACGGGTTATAACACGGTTCCGTCCGCGGCTTACAATCTCTACGCAACGGTAACTTATACGATTTAACGGGGTTCTACGGCGGGTGGGATGAAGTGTCACCCTCTACATGCAAACTCCCACCCGTCCGTAGGCGAAGGAAAGACTGATGACTGCTGTTTGTATTTCTTCCACGCGCGGGGTAACGCTTTACAAGGCGGCGAGCTATACGCTCGCGACTTCCGCGCCGACAGCTTCGACCGATTTTGAGGTTCGTTACAACTTGCTCGACCAGAATAGCGTGGCCATCACCAAGAAGGATTTGATTAAGTTCCTGGAGGCTGTTATTGTTGGCATCCAGAGCGGCGGCCCACTCGCAGGGCAATTCTTTCAGTCAGCGGTAAACGGGGCCGATTATGTCGGTCCACAGATTTAGGTACTAGATAATGGCATCCGGCTCACAGCCTTATGGCTACATTACCCCGCAGACCGCGGATACTTCGCCGGCAAACCCGACCGCGCCCGCGAGTACGTCTGCGTACAAGATGCAGGGTCTTGGGGCGCTGATTACGCCATCAACCCCGTCCGGTAGCGTGCTGGCGATTATCTCCGGTACGCTGACGGATAGTGCGACAACGGTTGGTGAGGGTATCAATCTTCAACTTTATTACGGGCCAATTGTCAGCGGCACGGCTCCCCCGGCGAACGCTGCGGCTATCCCGGCCTCGGCTGTTGCGCTCGGCCCGCCCATGACTTGGGCTTCCGGCGTGACACTCACGACCGCGGCGGATTTGTTTCAGCCGTTCTGTTTGCACGGCATGGCGAAAGGACTTTCGCCGAACCAGCAGTATTGGTTCGACGTGGCGGCCGAGAGTGTTATTGGCGCAAGTATTGTAGCGATTACCAACGCGCACGTTACCCTAGCGGAGATTGGATGAAATACGAAGGATACTTGTTCGTCGATCATCGGGCAAGTCCGGGGATACCGGGTTCACAAGTCTTCGGCGAAGGACAGATTTTCGAGGCAGCGACCCTTTCTTGTGGTCATTGTCGAATATCCGTGGTGATGAACCCGGAGCGAGTAAGGACTAGGGGCCATTGTCCCCACTGTGACGAGTATCTGTGCGATCAATGTGCGGGTGCCTATCACGAGAATAAACTCTGCCGCCCGTTTCAACAGGTGGTGGATGATTTGAGGAACGGAAAGACGCTGGCTCCATTGCTGGCAAGGGATTTGGTAGGAGTGTAAGATGGCTAAACGATTGTTTCACGCGACTTCGTGGACCCCCACGGCTACCGCGGACACGACCAACCTTGCGAACGGCACCTACATGGCCCTGCAAGGCGGGTCAGCCACGCAGCTTGTCAACGTGCTTGAAGTCCTGATTGACGGGCAGGCGACGACTTCCGCCCCGACCTTCCTTCAGTTGGCGCGCGATAGCACTGTCATGGCTACGCCAACTGCGCTGGCGGCTCCGAATGGTGACGGACCTATGCACCCCTCGACCGCCGCTCTAGCGGCACCTGCGGTCTCGGCTGTGTCCGCCGGCACCAATCCGCAGCGTTCTGCGGCTACTTCGCAAGGTCGATTGGAACTTGGCCTGAATGCCTTTGGTGGTATCATGAAGTGGAACCCCTATACGCCTGACATGGCGATTTCGGTCTTGGGGAACACCGCGTCTCTTGGTGAACTCTCACTGTCGGCCTTTACGGGTGGCACGGTCGGTGCGGTGAGTGCCCACATAGTGTACGAACTGCTGTGAGCCTGCCCATGAGGCTTACATGCGAGCGATCAAGACTGAGGAACTAAAGCAGCACCCTGTCCTGCTGGCGTCACCGCAGTTTGGTGGCAACTGCCACACCATCTTTGCCCGGTCCCTCGCGGACCTTGCATTGCTCGCGGGCCAGTACGGTCTTCCTCTCGGCACATGCTTCTATCTGAATGAAAGCCTGATTACGCGGGCGCGTAATTATTGCGCTGACGTGTTCATGCAGTCCCCCGCCGAGCATCTTCTGTTTATCGACGCAGACATAGGGTTCAAGGCACAGGACGCGCTCGAACTCCTGATCCTGCAAATCCAAAATACCGAGTATGAAATCATCGGTGGCCCCTATAAGAAAAAGGAAATCGGGGCCGGCTATGCGTACAACTATGACGTACCTGTGGATTGGGATAGCAAGGAACCTGTGGAAGTGACTGGGATCGGTACAGGTTTCATGTTGATAAAGCGTTCGGTTTTGGAGAAATTTCAACATGAGTTTCCGCAGTTCCGGTACAAGACTGATGACAAAAACCCGCGCGCTATTATGCAGTATTTTCAGGCCGAGATTGATCCGGCGTCGCGGCGCTATTTGTCCGAGGACTATTGGTTCTCTGCGCGGTGCAAGGAAATTGGCATTCGGACGTGGCTTTGCCCATGGATGAAATTGCGTCACGCTGGCACATTTATTTTTGAGTAGCCTGCTATGACGGTTCAAACATTCAATACTAGCACGACTTGGACGGTCCCGCCTGGGGTTACTTTGGTTAGCTATTTAATAGTCGCCGGGGGCGGCGGTGGCGGTGGTGGGGTGATTGGTAGTTACGGGGCTGGCGGCGGCGGCGGCGGACAAGTTTTGTCAGGCTCTCTATCAGTCACGCCGGGGGCGGGGTTGACTGTAACAGTGGGGGCCGGTGGCGGTGGTGGGGTTGGGGCAACGCCGTCTGCCGGCAGCCAAGGAAATAGTTCTGTTTTCTCAAGCATCACTGCTTCGGGTGGTGGTGGTGGGGCCTACGGTGGCGGCTCCTTTGCTGAGAATGGTGGCTCTGGTGGTTCGGGCGGTGGCTCTTCAGCCAGTGGAACACCAGGTTCAGCGGGTAGTGGCGGCAATACTAATACTGGTGGTGTCGGCGCTACGGCGGGCACTCAATACGGCGGTGGTGGTGGCGGTGGTGCATCCGCTGTTGGTGGCAACGGAAGTGGTTCGGCTGGTGGTAACGGTGGCAATGGTACGGCTTCGTCTATCTCTGGTTCCTCAGTTACCTATGCCGGTGGCGGCGGCGGTGCTTCTTTTACGAGTGCAGCGGGGGGCGGAGGCGCTGGCGGCGGTGGCGCGGGCGCGATAAACGGGGCTAACGGAACAGCAGGAACCGCAAACACTGGTGGAGGCGGTGGTGCGGGTGCGTCTAATGCCGCCGGAACAACTAATGGCGGTGCAGGTGGTTCAGGCATTGTCATTATTTCTTATACGGGAGGCGGCACAACTATTTTTCTGACAACTACCGGCGCAGGTACCTGGGTTCCTCCGTCGAACTGGAATAGTTCTGCCAACCAAATTGAATGTATTGGCGCGGGCGGTACGGGCACGACGCTAGGCGGCGCGGGGGGCGGTGGCGGCTTTTCTATTGCGACTAATGTCTCGCTCACGGCCGGAACACCTGTGGCTTACAATGTTGGTGCAGGTGGTGGTACGACTGGAACAACCGGGTCATCGTGGTTCAACGGGACGGTAGGCTCTGGTAATAACTCTGTTCAGGCGAACGGTGGCGTCAGTGGTTCGACTACGACAGGTGGCGCGGGCGGCGCGGCTATCAATGGCACCGGTTCAAGCGGGGGCGCGGGTGGTAGTCTCTCGACCGATGCGGGGGGTGGTGGTGGTGCCGCGGGACCGAATGGCGCTGGTGTTGCGGGCGCGAACGGCACAGCCGGAAACAGCGGGGCCGGCGGCACGGGCGACAATGGACAAGGCGGTACAGGCGGGGCTGGTGCGACGACTGGTGGTGCGGGTGTTGGCGTAGCCGGTACAGAATATACAACGACTGGAAACAACGGCGGCGCGGCTGGTTCGGGCGGCGGTGGCGGTGGTGCTACGACTGGTGTAGCCGGGGCTGGCGGGGCATACGGCGGTGGTGGCGGTTCATCCCTGACAGGCGGAACTCAGGGCGCGGGCGCGCAAGGTATCATTATCATTACCTACGTACCAACGAACCCAACCGCAGTTTATTCCTTTTTGGCTTCGACTATTTTTCCTGTTCCTTCCGACTGGAATAACACAAGCAACTCTTATCTGGTTGGCGCGGGCGGCGGTGGCGGCGGTGGTTCTGTTGGTTCTGGCGCGGGCGGCGGCGGCGCAGGCGGCGTTCTTTTTGGGGGTAGTGCTTCGTTAACGCCGGGAGCGCAAATAACAATTACTGTTGGTGCTGGTGGCGCGGGCGGTACAACAGGCCCAACCGCAGGAACGCAAGGATCAAATTCTGTTTTTGGGTCAATCGGGACTGTAGTTGGCGGCGGCGCTGGCGCGAGTGGATCGGTGGGTAACGGCGGGACAGGTGGTTCTGGCGGCGGTGGTTCTGGTGGTGCTGGTGGTTCTGGCGGCGCTACAAGTGGCTCAGGAGACGTAAATTCTGGCGGCGCTGGCGTCTCTGCCAATAATGCTGCTGGCGGCGGCGGTGGCGCGGGCGCTGTTGGGGGTACGGCCGTAGCCTCGGTTTCGGGTTCCGGGGGCGTTGGTGTTACCAGTTCGATTTCTGGGTCGTCGGTTTATTATGGCGGCGGGGGCGGCGGTGGAGCTTACACGGGCGGGACGGTAGGAGCGGGCGGCACGGGTGGCGGCGGGACCGGGACTTTAGGATCAACAGGTGTAGCGGGTACGG